TTTTTCTGGTCATCTAATTGTTGTGGTGTTAATCCTGCACCTTCTTGTGTTTGCACAATAGACTCAGTTGTATCTACGTCTTTTGCACCTTGTTCTGTGACTTGGTTTGTTACAGGGTCTTTTGGTCGATTAACTTTCTTTCCATTTAAACGCTTTAACTCTAATCGTATTGCTTTTTTTGTTGACTTTAATCTTTTAATTTCTAAGTTATTAACATTTTTTTCTCTTAATTCACTTTCTATTTTACTATCAACTAACTCTTCTAAATCTTTTATAGTTTTTTTATTTTCTTTAGTTGTTTTTGATTGGTTTTTAATTTCTTTAAAACTAGGGAACGTATAGTCAGGGTCCCCTTTGTTAATTTCAACTACAAAATCTTCGTCATAAACAGACTTACTGACTACATCACTTTGATCTACAACTTTTTCTGTACCATCAGTGTCTTTAATAGTTACGATACCTTCTTCATCTACTCTTATCTTTTCTACGCTTCTTGGCTGCCCTTCATTATCGTAAACTGTTATAGTATCAGGTTGCTCCGCTTCAGGCTTTATTGTCGTAGTTTTGGCATCATCTATTAAAAAATCAACTTTAACTTGTTGATCTCCAAGAGCTTGACCTAAAGATACCTGTTGTGCGGTTTGTCTTGTTTTCGGTGGCGTACCATTTATCTTGTCTGATATTTTGCCAAACCCAACATGAAGACCACCACCTAAAGCACTACCTACAGCAACATTTAGAAAACTGTCTAACAAAGTGTAACTGTCATCTTGTTCAGCCGCAGCCGCACCTATAATTAATGGTTCTAAAACAGCAGCACCAACAGCTCCGTCTATTGCACCTTTCATAGCTCTTGAACCACTTTTGCCAAGTTTAGATGCCATAACAGCCATTCTAGCTGGACCAACAACAGGAATAAAAGCTGAAGCAATATTCAATGGATCAAGAAAACTGCCAGCTATAGCAACACCAAATTGTGCCGCACCTAGACCCAAGCCACCCTTTGATCTTTGTAATGTAATTTGAAATTCATTTCTTTTGTCAACTCTGTCAGCCAATAATTGAGCTAATCCAGTTTTTATTCCACCATCACCAACGTCAATCCCAGCCCTATAATATTCGCTTTCTGCCCAAGTTTCTTTTGAAATAGTTTCTCCTTGTGTGCCCTTGCCTAAATATTGCTCTGACAACCTATCTAGTGCATTCATAGGATTGTAATACAAAGTTTCTTGGAAAGATGCACCTAAAACGTCTAATGTTCCAGCTTTAGAAAGATCAAAATATTGATTTGTTAAATTAGGGTCGTCTTTTTGCTCTGGTATATACATTCCTACCATTAGAATAACTGCCCACTATTTTTAAAATGATCTATTAACTTTCTTTTTTTATCTGTTATCATTCCTTGACCACTTTGTATTTCATTATACTTATCAAGAGTTAACGCTAAACTATCAAATTTTACTGTAATAAAAGGAGCCATTCCACCTGTTTCACCAGGTTCCATAGCCGAGTCTTTCCTTTTCACCATATTACCTAATTGATCTACCATGTAAACCCCACTATTATCTGTTGTTGTTCTCCATGTACCTCTTGAAGAGAGATCTTGATAATATTTTTCTTTCCATTGGTTCTGTTCTGCATCATCTAAACCTAATGGTGCTGGTGGTGCTTCAATAGTTTCTTTAAGATATTCAGAATTATATTGTATAGATGTTTCTAATATTTCTCCTAAAGGTTGTGCAACTGGCTCATACTCACTACTAAACCTAACAGGTGTTTCATTTACTTGCACAAACGTATTGTGGTTCCCTACAATCTCATTGTAAGCTCTTGTTGCAGCTTTGCTTGGATCAGTTTCTATACCTTCTCTTAAATAATAATTTGCAGTATTTATTGCAATACCTCTTAAATTTTGTATATGGTTTGCTCTACCTTTTGTAAATCCTCCACTTAAAACTTCATCAAACCCACCACCTGTGATACTTACAGAATAATCACTAAACAAAGTTGACATCTCTGTACTAACTGTTTCTCTGTTATCTTTGCTTACACCTTGCGTAGAATCTTTGTTTAACTTTATATTCTCTGCACTATTTGCTATAATAGCTCCTTTTATTCTTGTATCGTTTGGATAAGCTAACAATAAATTATCAACTGTTGTTATTTTCCCTGTATTTATTAAGTGCCTTAAAACTTTGTTTTGATGTGCTCCAAAACTACTTATAAATTCATTACCTATTGTGGCTTTTTCAAAATATGTATTTCCTGGTGCATTAAATTTAGCTTCAAAATCTGTTAATTGATTATTTGTTGTGACTCGCCTGTCTAAAGCAGATATGCCCATTTCAGCTTGTATGCTTAACATTTTAGATATTGTAATTTCTTCTTCAGGATTTTGTTTTTGGTAGTAATCAATAAAATCTTTTTTAATAAGATCATCTCTATTTTTTATTTGCTTTGCATAAGAATTGTAAATTAACTCATCTGACCTTTTTTGAGAAGCATCCCAATTAGATTTTAATTCTAACAACTTTGCATCAGAAGCTGACTTGCTTGAAAATTTTATAGATTGGAAAGCACTTGATGCCTTTATTTTAGAGTCCATTATTAATTTGAAATCATTAGCTTTTTTGTATTCCCTGGCTAACAAAAGACTGTTATAAACTTGATCTTTTTTTATTATGTTATCTGGTGAAATGACACCATCATTAGCTAAATCAGAAGTAATGTCTTCAATAATTACCATTGAATTTGCTATTTCTCTTTTAGCTTTGTCTTTTATTTCGGTACTGATAATTTGTTTTATTCTCTCTCTTGAAGCATGGTTTTTAATTTCTGGATTCAATCTATCTGGTCCAGCTTTATCTGCATTTTCTAACATTGTGTTTAATTCATCTAAAGATTTACCTTGTACGTCTACACTAAGTTTTGTACTTATAGTATTGATTTCCTTAGATAATTCTTGTGCACGCCTTGCTTCAGCTTTTGCTTTTACATTCTCTAATATTCTTATTGGCAATTTGCTTGGGTCTAAGTTTATCCTTATTCCTTTTTCATTTACAATTTCTATTAAGCTAGATTTTTTTAACTTAGCTATTTCTTTTTCAAATTCTTTTTCATCAGTAAATGCTTCAGAGTTATATGTAAAAATATTTTTTGCAATCCCATCAGCGTACTCATTTTCTACTCTTGTTTTATTTTGTTCTAATAAACTATTTAAATTAAGGTTATCACTTGGCATAAATCTTTTAGATTTTAAATTACCTTCTAACTGTTTTATCTCTTCAAGGCTATTTGCGTTGCCTGACATAAGAGTAAAATCATTTATATCTATAACCCTAGATGCGGCATCAAATGTTTTGTAATCTAAATTTGCAGTCTCTCCATTTTCATTAGCTGTGTTTATAGTCTCTCTTAACTCTTGTTCCATAAGGTTTCTTAAAGGGTTTCCTATTGGTAACTTAGTTATTTCAACAATTAAAGCGTTACTACTATTTTTATACCTTGTTGAGTTGTAGTCTCTACCTCTATCAAATGACAAAGTTTTATGAGATTGCATTTTGTTACTTTGGTGCAAAATCATCTTTGTTTTAACAGCCTTGATTTGATTAGATGTCAAACCTCTGTTTTGATAATTTTTTTCAAATTTTGTATTAAAATTATTTAATTCTTTTTGTGCACTTTCAGTATCTCTTTTTTTACTATTTCTAATTAAATCATTAGCTTCGTCAGTATACAACGCTTGCAACTCATTATAAGCAGCTTTTGTATTTTCTTCTTTTTCTTTCATACCAAATTGATAAGCAACATCACTAGCTCTGTTAAAAGCATCAGCAGTTTCTAATGCAGAACTTGCTAATGCTGGATCGGCTCTAAGTCCTAGCTGTGTTGCAGAAGCTTTAACTCTTTGTCCTAGTTGGTCATATGTAGGTATCTTTGGCATATCTTATCCCATCATTGTTGCGGCTTTAGAACCGCTTTCAAGTAAATTTGCATAAGCTTTTGTCTTTATAGCGGAAGCCTTTGAAGCACCTGTTGCTCTTACCATTGCAGCTTGTTGTGTTTTAATTTGCTCTTGTATACTGCTGGCATATCTAATAGATATAGCATCCATTTCTGTCTTCATATAAGTGTCTCTTAATGCAAGCAAATTACTTCCTGTGCCACCCACAACACCTGATTTAGCTGTAGCAACTCTTTGTGCAGAAACCAACTTTTCAGAACCTTGCCTTAGCCTTTCTTGCTCATCTCTTGCTGACCTTTGCAGTAAAATTCTTTCATTCTCTTTTACTTTTGCATCATACTCAGCTATAAGCTTAGTTTGTTTTGCCGCAGCTTGGCTTGCTTTAAAACCCATTACAGCACCTAACCCACTTGCGGCAGCATAACCAGCATTGCCGCTACTGCCACTATTAGTCGGTTGTCTTTGTGGAGGTCCACCTTCCATTGCCATTACACTACCCTCGCAAAACGCCAATAGTCTGATCCGTCAGGACCAAACTTCTTCATTAAACCTTCATTCTCAAACCCTAGCCATTCAACATATCTTACGGCTTGCTTGTCATTAGTGTGAACACTAGCCTGAATACGTTTCAAGTCATTCTCCTCTTGGACATGATCTAGTAATAAACTAGAATGTTTAGCAACCGCAAATGGTTTTTCATAAGCTATGCTTGACATAATAAACCACGCTTCACCAACATTTTTCCATAATCCATACACTCCGCCAATCATAAATACTTTACTTTCTATCATTGCTGTATAAGCACTTAAACAACTTTCTTTAACCATAGCCAACTTTGAGCTTTCTGGAAAATGAAATTTTGTTTCTATCATATCTAAATGTTCTTTCTCAAACTGTATAAATCTAAGCGTCAAATGTATTAGACCTTCTCATAATAGCTAATATTGTCATTGGCAATGGTTGTGTCTGCCTTATAACAATCTTAGCATCATTGTCATACCCTGATGGAAATGATATTTCTTTATCTCCATTAAACAAAGGTACAGCTTGATCCATGCTCATACTACTATCTCTAAAAGGCAATCTATCTAAATTATTATTATCTGGTCCTAACTCCGCACCAACTGTTTGAAAAAATCTAGCTGTTACACCATGTATTCTTTTAATCTTTCCTTGAGCTATCCCATCTTCTGCACCAGCTTCCATCCGCAATGTTTCTAATGATGATGTGTAACCATAACCAATATGAACTTTAGATGAGCTTCTATCTAACGTAATTGTACCCTTAACAACTGTTTTGTTAGCGTGTGCAGACCCATCTGCTAAAATAGTCACAGACACGCCTTCTAAATGGTTTAGACCTGTAATCGTAGTCACAGCACTTCCATCATATGTTAACCCACTATCAACAAAGAACGCATCTTCTACGTCATCATTAAAATACAATGACTTTAAAAATACAATGTGTCGAACTACTACTGAATTAATAGTTCTTTTAACGCTTAAATAAACTTGATCTTCTGCACCACTTGGAATAGCTGTTATACTTTCTACAATTCCGCTACCACCTAAACTATGTTCATGCCAACCTATAGTTGCATTAGCTCTATCATAAGTTAGCCCAATTAATCTTCCATCAGTATGAACAAACCATAACAATAGCTCTGGTTCTTGCTGCCAAACCATGTCAGTCAATCCACCTCTAGCTAAATGGTCAGCTAAAACTGTTAAATCAACACCTAGCAATCCATCAGTATCTAAATCAAAGGTAATTTCTTTTACTTTCTCGCCACCTTTTTGAATTATAATGGTACTGTTCCCTGCTCTTAATGGCTTAATATCACCAGTTCCAAACGTAGTTTCTCTAAGTACATTCACATTTGTAGGCGTAACTGGCTCAGAACCTGCACCACCAGATAAAGTGAATTCAGAACTAGTTGTTAATAACTGTAAAAATCTAGCAGGTAACAAGTGTTTTATTACATTAACTTTATCAGAAGCTATAGTAACATTAATAGCATCATCATCATTTATACCAGGAGTATGATTTTCAAAGTCAGCAGAAACGCTACCAAATATTGTTTGAGGTTGCGTTGTTGTACTAGCAAAATACAATCTTTCTTCATAAAAACCTATAGCTCTTGGAAAACCTGTAGTTGTGCTAAAACTACCTAATGACCATAAAGTTGTTGCATTACCGCTGCTTACAACACTTGCTGGCAAAAAACCTGTGCTGTTTTTAAATGTAGCAGTAACTATTGTTACACTTGTAAAACCTGTTATTTTTAAAAAACCTGAACCACTATGTTGAAACTGCCATGTGATAGGTCCATATACCTTTGATCCTGTAAGATGAACTGGTGGAGTAGCACCACTTGTGTCTGTGCCTGAGTCAGTTTTTTTGTAAACATTGTCTCCAAATCTTATTAAAACATTTTGTGCATAGCCTGTACTTGCTGCCCACTCATCATGTTCTGCTGCTATTATTTCTCGAAATCTAATTAATCTTCCAACATCTGTACTTACAAACAAACTAGCTGAAGCGGTAACTGTTACTGAACCTGTGTTAGCACTTGCATACAAAGTTGTGTCAGTTATATTTTCATCTAAATAAGGACCATCAGTAAAATCTATATCTCCTAATGTCCAAGCTGTGTGGCTTGTTCTAGTTAACTTTGCAGGAGCATGACTTAAATGTGCAAGATGTAAAACATCCGCTGATTGTGAAAAGTTAATAGTTGCTAACTGAGCTAATGTATAAGTGGTAGTAACTTCTATTATTTCACCAGTAGTTCCTGCACTACCATAAGCTGTAAAAGCAGAACTATTAATTCCACTTAATTGAAATGTATTTGTTGCAACACCTGCTACTGTAAACTCTCTGTTGTTAACCTGAGTCATACCAACAACACCAGTAACGAAAACTCTATCACCATTACTCATGCCATGTGAGTTAGATGTTACCACTGCTGGGTTTGCTTTTGTTATAGCACTTATAGCTGTTGTTGCTGCTGTAACTAAACCACCATCTTTAAATATTCTAATATAATTATTTCCAAACTCTAAAACATAAGCTTGTGTATCACTAAACTCAAAGTTAATTAACCTAACCTTGCCACCATCTTTTGTGGTTCCTGCGTAATAAGTTCCAGGTCTTCTTGTTACACCGCCTTGAGGAAAAACAATCATATTACTTAGGTTTTTTACAGCTTCATTGTATTTTTGTAAATCAATTCTACCTTCAAGTCTAGGTGATATCTCACCTGCTCTAAAGTTGGTGATAATAGAAGATACTCTAGCCATATTAGAACCTTGCGTTGGTGTAAGTATCTGCCTGTAATTGCTCTGGATAACCTTCTAGTGCATCCATACTTCTAGCTTCACTTAATCTAGCTTGGTATAACCCATACATAGATTGTGCTAAAGCATTACTGCCTGTTATAGCGTAAGCCGTTTCTGAAGCAAGCTTGTGTGCAATGGTGCTACTTAACAAGGAATCATATTGCTCCGTATCAGTTACTCTACTAATATAAATAATTGAACATGCACCTTCGTTAGATAAAACTTTTCTTCCCTCAATTTTAAACATCACGTTACTGTCGTATGCAGCAACATCATTGTTTACGTTTGAATTCCAGAAAGACAAAACTCTCAAACAATAAGGGTCAGTAGGTAAACTATACTGATGAGTAAAACCAAATGAAGGAGGGTTAGTATCTCGTGCAAGTGTAGCTCTTGTAACCGCTACATTCCATGTGTGGGTTCTAAGAACCGAATCTCTAACTGTAACAAATCGTCTGTTACAAAGTCGTGCTTCTTTTGAGTTTTCTGTTAATGCAGTAATAGTTGCTGCACCTAGTAAGTCCATAGCTTCATTACAAATATCTACAACTGATGGCATATTAAACTCCTAGAGGTAAGGAGCAGAATTAACTGCTCCCTACTTATTTTGTTAGTTTACAACGTATTCTATTATGTACGCTAAAGTGCCAGCAGTTCCGCCAGTCGCAGCAAAGGTTGCTGAAACATAGAAGACACCACCTGGATCAGAAGCAACACCAGCCATCTCAAAGGTTTTTAAACCAGTAGTTTCAGGTCCAGCCGCTTCAAATCTAACGTCTGTCATTACACCAGCATCTGCAACAAGACTTGCAAAGAAATCCTCGTCTACAACAACACCTGCTGAAGTATGGAGTCCTACATTAAAAGTACATGATCCGCCTAAAGTGTCAGATCCGACTTTAAGTGAAGTAATAGTTGCGTTTGATGGAATCGCAGCAAGCATAACAATGTCATTATCTGTACTGTCACCAGCCACTAATTCCATAGTTCCTTGTGCAATTCTAACAACACCTTGGTATAATCCAGCAGAGTTAATTACTGGAGGTGTAGCTTCAAAGTTTGCTACTTGGTCTGAGTTTCTTGTAGTCATAGTCTAGCCCTCCTAAGCTGATTCATCACAGTCGATTTGCACAACCTTGGACTCTTCCATACGAGTAGCACCGACACTCATACAATAGTAAACTTGAGTAGCATAACCTTTGTCTGCTCTCTCATCTATTCTTGCATTAACATCTTTACCTACGCCTAGAGCCAATCCATCTTCTGCCCATGCAAAACATGAACGGATGTTGGAAGCAATCGATAGTCTGTTTGTTACAATAAATCTAAAGCCCATGAAAGTGTCTATGTCACCTTGAACAAGAGCTTTTACTGTGTTGAAATCAGAACTTGTTACTGAAGTAGTACCAAGCAATGCTTCAATTTGGTTAGGACCAACAGCAATATATCTAGGTATTGATGGGTCAACGTCAGCTAAATCTAAAATTTTCTTAGCTTGAATTAACTTAGCAATACTCATATCTGCACTACCATTAGCAATCTGTTGTCCTGATGGCAATGCTGTTGAAGTTGAGCCTGTTTCGCCTGTAAATGATGCACCAAGTGCAGCAGTAATAAGTACATCATCCATTGATCTGCCCATTGCAGCGGCAGCAGCCATTGCATAAGAAGATGTAGGATCGATTAACATTCTTACTTTGTCTTGATCGTCAATTAAGTCAGCGTATTCGTAGTCAGCTAAACTCACCCTTCTTCTTGCGTGAGGTGTGTCCATCTGTGGAGTATCGGCATGTCGGCTAGTACGCAACTGTGCAGTAGCAACCCCTACCTGATCGAAAAAAGCATTTTTACCAACAATGTTTTCTACACGAACTGCATCTCTAAGACGGCTTCCCATCTGTTGAGAAAGCATCTGCACGTTAGCAGAATACTGTTGGACAAATGCTGTGGTTATTGAAGATGACATTTAAAGTCTCCTAAAAAAAGTTACATTTGATATTATTTACAGCGTGCTACCCTTTACGGACACTCCTAGAATTTTTAGCCGACTTTAGGCTATCGTCTATCCGATTGTCTTGAGGACTTGTTTCCAAGCTATCCTCCATAATCCATTTATAATATATATCAGCAAGTTTCTCAGGATGCAACATATCTCTTTGTGTTCCATACTCAACCGCAAGCTTCATACACTCTAAACGAACCTCTTGTCGTTGTGTTAACAGGTCATCCATGAATATGACCCATCAATTCTTGCATACGATCTACCGCACGTTGTCTTCCTATTGGATCTTTTCTATTCCAATAAGCGTGTGACTTATCGTTCATAATTCCGTCAACTTCCTGCTGTGCCATAGCTGGTGTAAAGTTAGATGTTCTAGCGTTATCAGATACAGTATCTTCACTTGTAACTGTGCTTTTAAAGTCACCCATAGCCGCAAACGCTTTTATAAATGCAGGGTGATTACCTACAAGAGTGCCATCATCTAGTTTCATTTGCAGCAAATCGCCACCACCAAACTGTTCAACAATATCTTTTGCAGCCGTAACCTTAGACTCAAAAGCAGAACCCCACTCTTTTTGCAATTCTAAAGCCGTTTGCTCTGCTTGTTTTTCAGCTTTCTCGTGTAATCCTTGGCTTGATTGTTCTACAGAACTTTTATAATAATCTAAAACACCTTGTGCTTGTTGTGGTGTAAGCCTTAAACTATGTGCAATATCAGCATATTGTGTTGCTATTTCTTCAGTTATTACGTTTCCATCTACAGCTACGTCATAACCAGCAGCCGTTTCTGGTCTACCTAGTCTGCTATAAATATTATCTAAATCTTCTTCTGTAGGATTTACAGGTAAAGGAACTTTCTCACTTCCTATTAATCTTTGTGCGTTCACATAAGACCTTGCTAGATTACCAACATCTTTTATTGGTGATAGACTTGGATGTTCTCTTAACTCTTCTGGTATCATTTCCATGAAACTGTTACCAGACCCACCTTGTGCAACCTGTGCTGGAGTTTCCAACAATGAAGGTTGTACTGATTCGGCTACCTGTTCAGCAACTTGTTCTGACATATTTACTCCTCTTTCATCATGTTATAAACGTGTAGTATGACTGCTCTTTTACCTTCTTCAAAGGCTGTAGCATTGGCATCTCCAGCTACATAACTTGAAGCTCGCCAGTTACAGCGTATCTCCAAATCATTTAACACCTTTTTACCAGCGTTATTTTTAAACGTATCTTTATACATAGTTTTAAGTTGAGCTATTTGTTCACTCATTTGCACCCACCATTCTGACAGCTTGTGCAGCTTGACCTGCTGTTGAAACATCTTCTTGTTCCATTTGTCTTTCCATTTGCTCTTGTTGCATTGCTGCTTTTTGTTCTCTTTCCTCATCTATTCTTGATTGAGGTTTAAGAACTCTTTTTGGGACACCTAATGCTTCAGTTAAATAACCAACCAATCCATCTGGATCAATGTGATCTCCAACTGGCAATTGCTCTGATAGTGGCATTAATATTTCTAAGGCTCTCATCACACCATTAACTGAACTAGACTTTTGTGCTCTAGCTAACGGAGATACATATTCAATATCCACATCAACGCCTTCTAAAACTTCAGGTGGCTGTGCAAGCATATCAGCACGCAACATTAATGCAAAAGCTCTGTCAATCAAAGGTCTTAGCATTTCGTTCATTAATCGACCAAGAACAGGACCTATAACTCTCATTCTTTCTTCCTGTCTTTGTATTACTTCAGTAGCTGTCATGTTGGGAGTGCTACCACTAAGTAATTGGTCAACAAAGAAAGCACTTCTTATTGCTTGTCTTCGTTGTTCTTCCATATTTAATCCGATAGGTATATTAGCACCAGTTTGTAATGGCGTTATTGTATCTCTGGAACCAGACCTGTAAAAATTAAGACCTCCAGGTTGAGTCCTTATGGGGAGCAAGAACCCATCATCAGGAACTAATAGGGGAGGATCTATCATTTTCTGAGCTGCTTGTATGATTGTTTTTGACATAAGATTTAACATCTTAACATCAGGCAATGCAATCATGGCTGGAGATCGACCCATCACTTCTCCTGTTGCCTTTAAGAAGCGAGGAACAACGTAAGGTAATTCTTGAAAACCACTTTCGGCTAAGATCATTTTTGTTTCCAAGCAAATATACATAGAAGAGTACGGCATATTCTTGTTATCTTGTTTTGTAGGGTCTCTATCGGCTCTTGGCATAACGGCATGTAAGATTTCGACATTCTCGTCTGGCTTTTTCTCATAAGTTCTTTGTATAAATGTACCCACATTTTCTATTCCAAACCTTTGGACTGCTTGCCTTGCTGGTATTTCATACTTTCTAAACACAGTATCAACCATACCATATTGATCTTCTGTTACATAAAACTCTGATATATGCCTTGTGCTAAATCTTAATGTTTTTTTATCCATTTCAACAAACATACAACCAGTACCAAATACGACTAGATCAACATACATCTCATGAACTTCTGTTTCAAAGTTAGACATAGTAAAAGCTCTCATCATTCGTTGCGAACTATCTTCTAACCAACGCTGCACTTCTTCATCTTTGCCAAGTTCTTCATCTTTCATAGTTAAATGAAACCAAGGTGTAGCACCTGATGTAAGCATACCATGAAGAGACGATGATAATAAATCTACTGATTGTAGAGCTGTACCATCAAAGATAAGCTCCATTCTTTTTTCTCCACGACTTCTTTTCTTAACTATGTCTGCTTTTCTTGGAAGCATATAATCAGCAAGTTCTTGGTAATGGTTATTCCAGTTATCTCGTTGACCCTCAACATGCTGAAACCTAGCGACTATATCTTTTACATTCATCATAGTTTTATCCTAACAAAGTTGGTGTGCCACCCGACCCACTCATACTGGTAGACGTTTCGCCTAATCCTCCAGCTACTATTGTACTGCCACGACCTCTACGTTTTTTTCTTTCCGTTGTTTCAGCTTCTCCAGCTAAGGCAGCAGCTTTTTCATAATCAACTTTTGCAGGTTCTTCTGGAACTGGTGGTGGAGGAGGAACATAAACTTTAGGCTTGAGGAAAGACATTGTTATCTCCTATGTACTTATTGATCGTTTTGATGGTGGTCTAGTTGTAACACCATAACCTTCCATGATTGTGCCGCCTTGACCAGATCGTTTACCTCTCGTGGCATACCTGGTTGTTATCGTAGGACTTTCATCCTCAACTATTTCTGGGGTTACCTCTGGAGTTACCTCTGGAGAACCAGCCCTATCGTATTTGTCGATACCTATGACTGTATCAGATACTTCTCTTAATATCTTTTTACCAGGCTTTTCGATAACTTCCTCAAACACTTCTTTTATTGGGTTTGTTATTACCTTTATTGCTTTGCTAAACAAGCTTTTCTTTGCTCTTTTACCAGTCTTGCTTACTGTGCTTTGTACGTTTTTTGCTGCACCGCCCATATTAAACTCCTCTTACTAAATGCCATCCTAGTTTTTCGCTCTCAGTTCTATACCAAAACGCTTTTCTATAGCCACTACGCATAAACATTTTCTTTAAAACAAGAAAGCCCATTCTTGTATAACCTTTTTCTGCAATAAAGTCCACTATCCAAACATCCTTGCCATCACCCTTGTATCCCTTAATAGGAAAGTTACCGCTTTCAACGTAGTTGTCAACCTGTTTATCACTAGGGAATCCCCATGTAGCGAGAACCAATGGGATCATATCGTCATCTCTAATGATTTTATACTGCCTAATACCTAGTGGCTCTTCAATACATCTTGTAATTTCTTCTTTACCCCAATCTTTATGATAGTCGCTTCGGCTCATTAACTCTAAAGCATCTTGGTAATCATGGGAATACATCATAGCGTAAAAGGATTGTACTCGTTGACTGCAACAAATTGTGGTGCTTTTGTCATCTTAGTACGATTTTCCAACCCTAAAGCTAAGTATCTAAACGCATCAGCACTATGACTAGTAAAGTCATGCCTTGGCTGATCTCGGAACATTCTCTTACGATCATCCCATTCTTGCCTATATTGTCTTAACATTTCTAATCCCTCGTTACATTTCTCTCTATCAAAGTAACATTTAGGTATTAGCATCCGAGCCGCATTAATTCCGTCAGCTATTTTCATTTTAGGAATAACCTTAAACCTTATACCCAATCCAAACGCAGTCTCTAACCTCGACTTCCCAGTACCCAGTTCCCGAACTTCAATATCATGCGGAGCAAGATGATCTCCCCAATGATAATCTTTTTGTCTAAGGACTTCAGCGTAATGATCCAAGCCAACGCCACTATTCTCATAATAGTCAATAACATTAACAGCACCCCCTCTATAAACCTGTGCAAACCAAATAGCAGTCGAATCATTTATTCCCAAGTCCCATGCAGTATGAACTGGCAACGCTGGGTCATAAGGAACTCTAGTAATTCTATTTTCATCATCTAAAGCCGCCAGTAACTTTCCATAATAAGCACCAATAATAGCAGCCGTAAACGAACACTCATACTCTTGATCGTATTGCTCTGGTGTCATTTGCATTTTAGCAGCATCTAACTCAAGCTCTTTAACCACTTTAGTTTCACTAGCCTTCGCAATCTTCCAGTACCATTGATCAGAACCTTCTTCTTCCTGTTCTTTAGCCTGTTGAAGTATGTCAAAAAAATGATTGTGACCTGCTGGTGTACCTAAAAATATTGCCGCACCCTCTCTATCAGACAAGGCTGGTCTAACAACCTCCCCCCACACTCTAGGGTTTTGCATACCATATTCATCAAACACACATAAATCCAAGTATATTCCTCTCAAAGCATCAGGATTCTCACCAGATAACAACATAATCCTACCATTATTAGGAAAATCAGCCCTAAGTTCAGTCTCATTAAACGTAACTCCTGGTATAACTCCAGCGTAATGTTTTACATAATCCCAACTAATTCTTTTAGCCTGAGTAAACGTAGGGGCAATTAACGCAACTCTTGGTCTTGGAAGTGGGCACGTTAACACATGCTTAATCATATGGTTCACAGCAAAAACAGTCTTACCAAAACGTCTGTGCATAACCAGCACATTCCACCTCTTCAACTTATTGTGCATCTCAGCTTGTAATTCCCTCGGTCTGTAAGGTATCTTAACTTGCATCTTCTCCTCCAGTTTCCCAAACTATCTTTAAAGAACCATCCGTTATCTCCACGCCAGTCCTATTCTTCTGCTCACCAAATCGTTCAGGTAATATCTTCTGCACCTTCCATCTTACATGATGCCCATAGTCCCTCAATAAATTAGGGTCATAGCTCTTTCTACCATGCAACGCATCACCATACATATCTTCTAGCTCTTCTAAGGCTTTCTCAGCAGCCTGCCTTTGTGCTTGCTTAACATTGCCGTCTAGTTCTTTATCTTTGCCCATGTAGCGATATAAAGTAGCACGACTAACCTTTGCATCCGCACATGCTTTTACAAGGCTGT